CCTGGTGGCGTTTACTTTTCACCACCTTTAATTGGTGATGTAATTACAGGTGCAACGATTGATAGTTCTGTAATTGGTGGTACAACACCATCAACAGGTAACTTTACTTCACTTAGTTTAGGTGGGACAGTTATTGCATCTAATGTTGCACCTGCTATTGCTAGTGGTTTTGGTACAACGCCTACTATTACAGGCACTAATACTTTTGGTTTTAAAATAGTAGTAGGTACTGGTGGTGCTGCTAATGGTGTTATTACATTACCTGCTGCACCTACAGGTTGGGTAGTAACTGGATATGACACAACTAACTCTGCAACCATATTTATTCAACAATCAGCGTACACTACAACAAGTGCAACGATAGTTGGATATAGTATGACTACAGGTTTAGCTGCTAACTTTAGTGCTGGTGATGTTTTAATACTTACTGCTTCACCTTTTTAAAGGAATATTATGGCTGGCCCAAGTTCAACCGTAGACCAGAATCTACTGCCAGTACAGGCATATTTTGATGTCTATGGAAACTTTCAGACATTTATAGGTCAAGGTCAGCCATTCTTTGCTATTATTAATCCTTATCAAACAGAGTTACATATAACTAATAGTACGATTGATAGTACGACAATAGGTGCGACTACTCCTTCAACAGGTAGTTTCACCAATATGACTACTATTACAGGTCAAGTTACATCAACACCTGTAAACCCTAACGATTTAACAAATAAATCGTATGTTGATGCTGTAATTCAAGGCTTATCATTCAAAGCACCTGCTCAAGTAACAACAACAGCCAATATTACGTTATCAGGCTTACAAACTATTGATGGTTATACAACAGTAGCAGGTGATAGAGTATTAGTTAGAAATCAAACTTTAACGCAAAACAATGGTATTTATAATGCTTCTGCAACAGCATGGACACGATCAAGTGATGCTGATACTTATGCTGAATTAGTTGCTGCATTTATATTTGTAGAAAATGGCACGATATATACAGGTTCAGCATGGGTATCAACAATCCCTGCAACAGGTACATTAGGTACAACACCTATCACATTTACGCAATTCAGTAATACTGCGCTATACAATGCAGGTACTGGTTTAACGCTATCAGCCTATACCTTTAGTATTACACCTGTAGGTACAGCAGGAATATATGGTTCGGCATCAAGCGTACCTGTTATTACTACTAATGCTAGTGGTCAAGTATCAGCAGTAACTAATACATCTATTGCAATTGCAGGCTCACAAATTACTAGCGGTACAATAGGTACAAGTTATTTAAGTGGTTCTTATACAGGCATTACAGGTGTAGGAACTTTAACAGCAGGCACATGGAACGCATCAACAATAGGTGTTGGTTATGGTGGCACAGGTGCTACTACATTTACAGCAGGTTATTTAAAAGCTAGTGGCACAAGCGCATTTAGCACAGTAGCATCAATCCCTAGCTCTGATATTACAGGCTTAGGTACAATGTCCACTCAAAACGCTAATGCTGTAGCGATCACAGGTGGCACAATATCAGGTCTTACAAGCCCATTACCTGTAGCAAGTGGTGGTACTGGCGCAAATAGTTTAACTGGCTATATTATTGGTAGCGGTACAACAGCGTTTACTGCATCATCTACAATACCTACTACTAATCTTAGCGGTACAATTACTAACGCACAGTTAGCCAATAGCTCAATTACAATTAATGGTAATTCAGTTAGTCTAGGTGGTTCAACAACAGTAACGGCTAATACGACAAATACGCTAACAATAGGTACTGGACTATCAGGAACGAGTTTTAACGGCTCTAGCGCAGTTACAATAGCAAATACAGGCGTCTTATCATTCAGCGCAGGAACTACAGGCTTAAGCCCATCTACAGCAACTACAGGTGCAGTTACGCTATCAGGTCTGCTTGCATTAAGTAATGGTGGTACTAATGCTAACTTAACTGCATCAAATGGTGGTGTAATTTATTCTACTGCTTCAGCTTTTGCAATAAGTACAGTAGGTACATCTGGTCAATTTTTACAATCTAATGGAGCAGGCGCACCTACTTGGGCTACACCAGTAAGTTATGCTATTGTTACTGACGATACAACAACAGTAAGTACACGTTATCCATTATTTGCTAATCAAACTTCAGGCTCATTATCTACTGAATATACAAGTTCTACAAAATTACAATACGTACCATCAACTGGAATTTTAACAGCTACAGGGTTTAGTGGATCAGGAGCTAATTTAACTTCTATACCTAATGGCGCATTAACTAATTCAAGCGTTACCATAGGTTCTACAGCAGTAGCATTAGGTGCAACTGTAACTACATTTATAGGATTAGCTTCAGTAACATCAACTACTTTTGTAGGCGCATTAACAGGTAATGCTAGTACAGCTACTTCTGCAACTACGGCTACTAATGCGATTAATACAGGAATAACTGACGATACAACGACAGCAACTACTTGTTATCCTAATTGGACAACATCTACTACAGGTAATTTGCCACAAAAAACTGCTTCTACTAAATTAAGCTTTGTACCAAGCACAGGTGTTTTATCAGCAACATCATATACTGGCTCAGGAGCTTCTTTAATTTTTGGTACGGGTACTTTATCTCTTGCAGGAAATGTAACTCATTCTGGTGCATTTGCTACAACTTTTACTACTACAGCAACTACAGCATTAACATTACCTATAAGTGGCACTTTAATTAGTACAGTTACAAATATGGCTGCTAATCCAGTTACTGGCACTCCTTCTGCATTAAATTTTTTACGTGGTGATGGAACTTGGGCAACTCCTGGTGGTGTTGGTACAGTTACTTCAGTAGGTCAAACATTTACAGGTGGATTAATTTCTGTAAGTGGATCACCTATAACTACAACAGGCATATTAGCTTTAACTGTAGCAGGGACATCTGGTGGCATACCTTATTTTTCTAGTGCAACTACATGGGCAACTTCTGCTGTTTTAACTGCAAGTGCATTAGTTGTTGGCGGTGGTGCTGGTGTTGCTCCATCTACAATTACAACTGGTACAGGAGTTACTACAGCATTAGGAGTAGCAGTAGGTTCAGCAGGTGCTTTTGTAACTAATGGTGGCGCATTAGGAACACCATCAACAGGAACATTAACCAATTGTACTTTTCCTACACTTAACCAAAATACAACAGGTACAGCAGCCAATGTAACTGGTATTGTAGCTATTGCAAATGGTGGAACAGGTACTTCATCTAGTGGGGTTTGTAGGGCATGGGTAAACTTTACAGGAAGTACAGGTGTAATCAGAGCATCATTTAATGTAAGCTCTACTACTAGAACAGCAGTAGGTAATTATACAGTTACAATGACAACTGCCGTAGCTGATACTAACTATAGTGTTGCATTAGGATATAGTAATTTAACAGCTACTACTGTTGTATTAGTACAAGTTGGTAATATAACTTCTTCATCATCATTTACCTTTCAAGGTACAAATGCAGGTGGTACAGCATATGTTGATGTTGCTTATAATTCTGTTGCTGTATTTAGATAAGGATAAAATAATGCAATTAATTATACATACAAACGAGAATGGTAATGTTTCAGTAACAACTCCTACAGGTGAGATTAGTATAGAAGCTGTGTTAGCTAAAGACTGTCCGCCTCACGCAATGATTGTTGATAGTTCAGAACTACCTGAAGAACATAATGACTTCTTTAACGCATGGGAATTAGTAGATGGCAAGGTAGTAGTCAATCTAGACAAGGCTAAACTACTTACTAAAGAACGATTACGCATAGAACGTACACCATTGTTATTAGCTCAAGATGTTGCTTACTCAAGGGCTACAGAAACAGGTGCAGACACTACAGCCATTGTTGCTGAGAAGAATAGACTTCGTGATGTTACTAGCCTTGTAAATACAGTAGTTACACTAGAAGAATTGAAAGGATTGTCATGTCAAGCATAGTCGTAGCTGGAGATACAGAGTAATGACTACTTCTGTTTACTGGATACACCCACCAGAGCATACAGATATATCTGGGAGTACAGTATTAACCTTGCCTAGTGTGAGTGGGAGTGTACTTTCATCAACGGCTGTAAGTACATCTGTATTAGGAACAGTTACTAATAAAATAACAATTAATATAGGTGGTACTACTTACTATCTATTAGCTTCTACAAGTGGAGTTTAATCATGGCTAAAAATTTAGAAGTATTTGGTAAATGGTATGATGGGATATTAAATTCATTCCCATTTTGTTTAGATGATACTTGGATTAAAACAATTGGTATCGCTTGGCTATTTACAGTAGAGGGTAAGTGGCAGTTTATCCCTAAGATAGTACCTAGCAATTGGCAATATGCTAACGCCTGTATCTTTGTTAGGTTTGGCTTACCATTTGCTTTCTTCATACAACTACGTGCTAGTCCTACACACTTGTTTCAAGGTGGGATTGGTTGGAAGCAATCAGGCAGATTTGCAATACATTTTCGTTTTCAAACAGATGCAAGTTCAGCTATTGGTTATCATGTAGATATGCCTAATACAGATCATGCAAGTGGCTTTGAATATGGAAGGCATTAAAATGATTAATTACGTATGGAAAATATTAGAAATATCTGCTGAGAATGAGATAATCACTCATGCTAAATATCATGTTACTGCTAATGATGATACTAATTCAGTAGAAACAGAAGGTAATTGGACATTTAATTATCCAATTAATGTACCATTTGCAGATATAACAGAAGAAATGGTTGCTGAATGGATTGAAAAAGAAACTATGAGAGATGGTGTAAATATAATAAAATCTCGCTTAGAAGAACAGCTTAATACATTAAATGTTAATAATACAGTTGTAGCACCTTGGCTACCTCAAGTATTTACTCCTACTTAAGGATTTATTATGACGATGCCACTAGACATAATTTCACGAGCTTTAAAAGATATAGGAGCTTTAGAAGCAGGTGAAACACCAACACCTGAAGCTACTCAAGATGCTTTTGATATGCTTAATGATTTAGTAGATCAATGGTCAAATGAAGATATGATGGTCTATAACACGACTGAAATTATATTTCCATTAATTGCAGGTCAAGTTCAATATACAATCGGCCCTACACCATCTACTGCTAACTTTATTGGTTCAGTATTTACAGGTTCAATTACAGGCAATATTCTGACAGTAACAGGTATAACAAGTGGTGCAGTAGCACAAGGTCAAACACTTAAAGGTACTAACATTACAGCAGGTACTAAAATTGTTCAATTCTTAACAGGTGCAGGCGGTAATGTAAACGAAGTTGGTACATACGAATTAAATATTACTTATACTTCACCAGTGACTTCAGAATCAATTACAGCGTATTACCAGAAGCCTTTATATATTGACCAAGCGTATGTAAGGGTAAATACTCAAAGTAACGGCCAACCTGTTTTAAATGGTGGTTTAGACTATCAAGTCAGTATTTTAGCTTTAGAAAATTATAATCAAATTGGATTAAAAACATTAAATGGCCCTTGGCCTAAAGCACTTTATTACAATCCTAATGCTGTAACAGGTAATGTATTTGTATGGCCAAACCCTGCTCAAGGTGAGATGCACATATTCTCAAGTACAATCTTTAGTAACTATACTAATTTGTATGATGAAATTGCTCTACCTCAAGGTTACTCAATGGCTCTTAGATGGAATCTAGCAGAACGATTGATGCCTATGTATGGCAAAGCCTCACAAATACAAATAGGCATGATTAATCAATACGCACAAGAATCTAAATCTACAATCAAACGTAATAACATGAAGCCTATTGCTTCTGCAAGTTATCCTAGCTCAATGCTAGTCAGCAGAGCAAAAGATGCAGGTTGGATTTTGAGTGGGGGCTTCTTCAGTTGACATATTCCGCTAATTTATGTATGAAAACTTTAATACGTGGTGATTCTTATAAGGAAAGTGATTAAATGTCAGATTTTGGATTTGTAGGGCCAAGTTATGAAGCACCTAGTATCTACCAAGATGCTCAAGAGTGTATTAACTGGCGTCCAGAAATTGATCCATTGAAATCCCCTGCTAGTGCAACTTCAGCAGCAAGTAGAGGTATTGTAGCTTTATATCCAACACCTGGTTTGCAATCATTAATTTTATTACAAAATCAAGCTCAAGTACGAGGCATGAGAACTGTATCAGGTGGCAATTATTTAGTAGCAGTATGTGGCCCTTATGTCTATGTGCTAACTTCAAACTTTGTACCAACTTTAGTAGGCACATTAAATTCTAATTCTGGCATGGTAGGAATTACTGATAATGGATTAAATGTTTATATAGTTGATGGTTCATATCGTTATACATGGCGCATATCAAACCCTGCTAGTGCAGTATTCACAGGTTCAATATCAGGTACAACTTTAACTGTTACTTTATTAAAAAGTGGTAGTATTGGTGTAGGTCAATCATTATTTGGTGTTGGTTTAACTGCTGAAACTGTTATTACTGCTTTAGGTAGTGGTAGTGGTGGCCCAGGTACTTATACAGTTAATATTTCACAAACTGAAACTTCAGAAGTAATGAATAGTGCTGCTGTAGCTGCAACATTAACTGGATCAATATCAGGTACAACTTTAACTGTTACATCAGTAACAGGAACATTATATCCAGGTCAAACAATACAAGGTATTGGAGTAACGGCAGGCACGATTATTACCACATTAGGGAGCGGTACTGTTCTAAGTCAAACAATTACTGCTGGTGGCACAGGTTATAACGTAAATGATGTAATTACAGTTTTAGGTGGTGTATATGGTACAACGCCAGCAACTTATGTAGTAAGTACAGTTTCAGCAGGGGTAGTAACAGGTCTAACAATGACTAATGCAGGTGCTTATACTTCATTACCTACTAATCCTGTTTCTACATCATGTAGTGGTGCAGGAATAAACTTAACATTAACACTTACTTTTGGTACAGGTTCTGGTGGTACAGGTAATTATGTAGTTAGTGCTTCACAAACAGTAGCATCAGAAACATTATATGCGCTTAACTTTAGCGTATTGCCTAATTCTGATGGTGCATTTAGTGGAGCTACTTCAGTAGATATTGTAGATAATTATTTTATTTATAATAAACCTAATACTCAACAATGGGGAGCAACTAATCCTTTATCTCCTATTAGTCAGCCTTTAAGTTTTTCATCTAAAGATGGCGCACCTGATAATCTTGTTACATTAATTGTCGATCATAGAGAAGTTTATTTATTAGGTGAAACTTCTTCAGAAGTATGGGTAGATGTAGGTACATTCCCTTTTGCTTTTCAACGCATACCTGGCACATCAACACAACATGGAATTGCTGCAAAATCTTCAGTATCACGTTTAGGCAATTCTTTTGCTTATGTTTCAAGAAATCAACGTGGGCAATCTGAAATTATGCAAATGAATGGTTATATACCACAACGCATATCTACTCATGCTGTAGAAAATACTTTAGTTAATCAATATGTAGGTGATGCAATAGCTTGGACATATCAATTAGAAGGACATGAGTGTTATGTTGTAAGTTTTCCTACTATTAATTTGACTTGGGTATATGATATTACAACAGGTATGTGGCATAAATGGTTAGCAACTGATCCATTAACTGGTCAATACGATATGTACACAGGTTGTTGTAGTGCGGTATTTCAAGGATTAGTTGTAGTAGGTGATTATGCAGATGGGCATATTTATAAACTTGATCCTGATACATATACAGATGATGGTGTAGAAATTAGACGATTAAGAAGATGCCCTCATTTAGTTACAGATTTACAAAGACAATACTTTGATGAATTACAAATACAGTTTCAACCTGGTGTTGGTAATATTGTAGATCCAGGCTCTGATCCTCAAGCTATGTTAAGATGGTCAAATGATGGCGGTAGTACATGGTCAAATGAACATTGGACAACTATTGGTAAAATAGGTCGTTATAAAAACAGAGCTATATGGCGCAGATTAGGTATGGCACGAGATAGAGTATTTGAAGTAGTTGTAACAGACCCTATTAAGGCTGTTATTATTTCAGCTAATCTTAAGGCTTCAGAAGGTGAGAGTTAATTATGGCTAATGGAATATATGGCACCAGTCAGACTAATCCTTACCCTCAAACTGAATTTTTAGATGCTCAGACTAAAAGGCCTTCTCGTGCATGGCAACAGTTTTTTCTTAACTTGTTAAACTTTACTAGCGCACCTACAGCAACAACAGGTACAGCTAATCTACCTGCAAAGCCTGTAGGTTTTATTAATATATCAGTAGCAGGTAAACCTTATAAGGTGCCGTACTATAATCAATGATTAATAGAGCTATTATTTTAATTTATAATTCTGTTAAAGATAGAGTAGATTTAACATTAGAGCAATTTGCTGAAGCATTAAAAGATTGGAACTTTGTAGAGTTAGAGCATGACGGCAAGTTATATGGTGTAGTAATGATAAAAGATAACGAGCTTCATGTTAGTTTTGATGGTGTACCTAAATTTAGTATTAGAAAACATATTAAAGAAACAATAGGCAAAGTAATAGAAAAGTATGGTTATGCAGTAACAGTCGTTACTAAAGGTAATAAAAAAGGATTAAACTTTTGCAAACGCTTTGGTTTTGTTGTAATAAATGAAGATCAAAGTAATATATATATGAAATGTGATAGGTGCCATTATGTTTAATAATAAATTTAATAGAGTATGTCCACACCCAGGCTATAACGATCCAGTATCGGCTGCTTTAAGTGTAGGTGGTAGTTTGATTAGTGGGGCTATTAGTGGTAATGCTGCTCAAGATGCTGCTAATACACAAGCTCAAGCAGGTGCGGCAGCGCAACAACAATTATTAGGCATAGGTCAAAATGTTTCAGGTATGTACACACCATACCAACAAACTGGTCAATTAGGATTAAATAATCTTAATCAAATGGCTAATTCTGGCTACTTAACTAATCAATTTAATAATCAAGATTTAAATGCAAACATGGCACCTAATTATGCGTTTCAGTTAGGGCAAGGTCAGCAAGGTAATTTAGCTCAAGCTAATGCTACTGGTGGATTAGTTGGTGGTAATGCCATGCAAGGTTTACAAGCATTTACACAAAATTATGCAGGCAACGCTTATCAAAACGCATTTAACAACTATCAAACACAAAGAACTAATATATATAATCAAAATGCAGGATTAGCAGGTATTGGGCAAAATGCAGTAACAGGTTCAGCTAATGCTCAACTAGGTGTAGGTACTCAAATATCTAATATTACTCAAGGTATTGGTAATGCTCAAGCAGCAGGTACTATTGGGGCAGCAAATGCGTATAGTGGTGCTTTAGGTAATGCAGGCAATACAGCAGCGTTATATGGAATATTAGGTAATCAAGCTAATGCTGTTACTAATAATGCTAGTCTTTCTGGTGGATATAGTTCTGTACCAGGTAGCTCAGGCGTAAGTATGTTTACAAGTTAAGGATATAATCATGGCAGGCTTAGACTCAAGCATATATGGCAACTTAAAACCACCAGCTCAAATGTCGCTAGGCGATATTATGGGACTTGCTCGTGGCGCACAAGCCTATCAACAAGCTAATATTATTAATCCATTAGCTGCTAGGCAACAAGAAGCTGAAACTAATGTATCAGAGCAAACAGCAGAACCTAGAATATCAGAAGCAAAATCAACTGCTACTAAATTGCAAATAGAAGCTGACAAAGCAGGAGTTGATCTTAAGCAACATTATTCCAATGTTGGTAGAAGTCTTATGGGTAGTTTTGTAACTGATCCTGATTTTGTTCAAGGCAATAGTAATGCTATGGTTGAAAAAATTAAAGGTGCAAAAGATTATGCTAAAAATGTTTTAGGGCTTCCTGATGATGTTTTAAGTTCAGCAGATCAATTAATTGAAATGGCAAAAACTAATCCTAAACAAGCATATCAAGGAATTAAAAATGGCGTTACTGCTTCACAAGCAGCATCTACACAACAAAATCTTATTACACCACAAGCAAGTTCTAATATTTATGGTCAAGCAACAGGAGTTAATCCTGCTACTGGAGAAATGGGAACGCTTGGTGCTGGCAATACTGATGTTAATCCAAAAAGTACTTTAGGGACTTACTCTACTGATGTTTATGGTAATAAAGTATTTATTCCTAATACACCACAAGGGGGAGTTGGAACGCCTCAAGTACCAGGCGCACCTACAACAGGGAATCAACCAACAATGGCTATTCCACCTGGTGAAACACCAGATACAATGAAGTATGTTACTGACTTACGTAATAAATCTAATTTCAATGCTGGAACAGTAAGAGTACAACAAGATAATGCTAATCAAATTATTAAATTAGCGGATGAAACTAATACAGGTGTTGGTGCAAGTATATTAAAAAATCTTGGTGGGGGCTTTGCTGGCATACCTTGGACTTCTGATAATGCTGCTAACTTTGATAAGTTAGGTCATTATATTGCTTCAACTTCAATACAATTAGCACAACAGGCTGGATTAGGTACTGATTCAGGGAGAGATTTACAAGCGCAGGCTTCAGGCAGTACTAACTTTACTAAAGAAAGTTTAAAATCTGTAGCTAGAACTAATAGAGCTTTATCTAGTGGGGTTGATTTATTTAATCGTGGAATTGAAAATTCAATACAAAGAACAGGTAGTCCATTTGCTGCTCGTGATTTTCAAAATGAATGGTCGAAAACTGCTGATGTTAATTCATTAAGACTGTATGATGCGCTTAATAATCATGATAACGCTGCTATTAGAGATGTTGTTAAAAGTGTAGGTGGCCCTAAATCTCAAGGTTATAAAGATTTAACTGCTCGTATGGCAAAAATGAAACAATTAATACAAGGTCAATAAAATGGATGATCTACAGAATTTAGGTGCTGATAATGTTGATAGTCAGGTTAATAGTGCTTTAGGATATAGTCCTAAAAAAGCAGTTCAATCAACTACACCTAAATATTCTGACTTTGATGTTAATAAAACTTATGGAACACCTGCTAAATTATTAGACAATCTTAATCAAACAGAAAGTTCTGGTAATCCATATGCTGTTAATAAAGAATCTAAAGCTTTAGGTGGTTATCAATTTTTGCCTGAAAATGTTGCAGATTTAAATAAAAATGGTGCTGTATTTAATGTTTTTAAAGATAAAGAAGCTCGTGCTGCTGCTGATTATCAAATACAACAATATGTTAAACAAAATGGTGGTGATTATACAAAAGCCATGATGCAATATGGTGGTTTTAAAAAAGCTGACCCTACAGCATATTTATCTAAAGTATTAAGTGGTGTTGATTTAGGCAAACAACAACCACAAGTACAACAAGCATCATCTAATGATCCTTTAAACAATTTATCAGGTGGTAGTATAGATTTAGCGGTACAAGGTGCTTTAAATGAAGGTAAAAATGTACCACCACCTAAGCCTGTTAAAGTATTTAACCCTGATGCTGATATACCTACTGATGTTATAACTACTCCTACAGCAGCTAATGTTCAATCTACAGCACAACAAACATCAAATTTACCAAACTATAAAATGACATTACAAAATATTAATGTTGGTAAAAATAATGTAGCACCTACACCTACAGTTGTTCCTGATTATCAAAAAGCAATTAACGCTGTTAATACTACTAATGCAGGTGATATTGAACAAAAATATGTTACTCCAGCAGTAGAAGCAGGATTAACTTTAGCTACTGGGGCAACTACAGGATTGTTAAGTGGGATTATTTCAACGCTTACCCCTGCTTCTAAACAATACATTGATGCAGAACGTAAAGCATGGCAAGCACAAAATCCAAATGAACCATATAATAAATTTGAACAAGCATTTTTAAAAGGTGTTCAAGCAGGTACTTTACAACCTAAATCTGAAGGTGGTAAACAAGCTGTATCTGCTATTAGTGATGTTTTGTCTACATTACCTCCTACATTACCTGGTGAATTAGGTGCTTTAGGTGCTGAAAGAGAAGCTACTGCTGGTGTAGCTAAAACTTTACAAGATCAATTTGTATCTAAGAAAACACCAACACCTAAAATAGAACCTACTATTGGTGGTGTTGCTAGTGCTGGTGCTGCTGCTACATCACATGAAGCTGCAATTAATGAAGCATTATCATCAGCATCACCTAGAGTTCAATCAGCATTTACAAATGAAGCTCCATCAAATATAAATTTAGATTCTTTAAATACACGTAAGCAATTTGATAAGTTTGATATGCAACCTACTGAAGGTGAAGCATTACAAGATATTTCTAAAATGTCTGATGAATGGAATGATCGTACTATTGACCCTGAGTTACAGCATAGGTTTGAAGAAAGAAACCCTAAATTAATAGAGGCTTTTGACAAACTTACTGAATCAGCAGCACCAGATATTTACGAAAAAAACCCAGTAAAATTAGCTGATCAAATATTAACTAAATTAAAAAATGATGATGATGCTAGAGTATTAGACATAACAAATAAATATCAACGAGCTAATGAAGTTTTAGGAACTGGTGAAAGTCCTATTGATGTTGGTGCATTAAAAGATAATATTGATGCTGCACTAAAGAAAGCTCAGAGAACTAGATATGTACCTGAAGAATTAAAAGCAGATTTAAATGATGCTCTTTCTAAAGGATATTTAACACCTGAAGAATATGAAAATTTTAGAACTGATACTGCTTTAATTGCAAGGACATCAAAACCTTTACAAGCAAAAGCAGCTTCAATTATTAGACAACAATTAGAAAATGTACCATTAAAAGGTGAGTTTGCACAATATAAGCCTTTATTTGATGAAGCTAGAAAAGCTGTAGCTGATAGAAAAAATTTGATTGATAGCAATCCTGCATATAAAGTAGCTATTAGTGATACAAGAACACCAGAAGAAGCATTGACATTACCACACCCAGCTTCTGCGACATTTTTAGACAAGAATGTAACTGGTAAAGGTGTTTCTCAAGTCAATGTGCAAAGATTAGTAGACCAATTAGGGCAAGGTTCTGTAGAGCATCAAGCATTACAAGCAGCAGTAATTCAAGATTTAAAACAAAAATCAGGAGTTATTAATAATCAAGGTAATGTAAGTCAAAAAACTTTAAATGCTCAAATACAAAAAGAATTAGGTTCAAAGCTAGATACAATACATGGACAACAACTCGCTAATGATATTAGAGATTTAGGTGAAGTTGCTAGAAAGTCAGAACATATTAGAGGTGGTGCTGGCTTTGCTAACACAAGTAATACTGAGTCAGTTAGAAAAAGAGGTGCATTAGGAGCTACTAAAGATTTTATTACTGCTGCTGCTGCAAAGGGTTTAGAAGGTAGCGTTAATCTAAAAACTTATGGCATAGGCGGTACACTTATAAAAAATATGTATCAAAGTAATAAAGAAGCAAAAGCATTAGCAGCAGCAGAAGCAGAAAGACAAGCGTTATCTAAAAGACGATTAGGCGCAACCGCTGGTGCGCTACTTAGTGATATAGGAAAATAATATGAGTGTAAATTTATCCCCCATAGGTAATGGAATTAACTTCCTAACCAATACTGGTCTACCTCTCGCTGGTGGGTTACTTTACACCTATCAAGCAGGGTCTAGTACACCTCTAACGACTTATACGACTATTAATGGCACAATAGCTAATACTAACCCTATTGTATTAGGTACAGATGGTAGATTGCCTAGCGAAATGTGGTTAACTTATGGTTACTTTTATAAATTTGTGCTTGAAGATGCTAATAGCAATCTTATAGCAAGTTACGATAATATTTATGGAATATTAGGTACTGTACCTGCTACTTCTTCAGCATTTACCACGGGTATGATTTTATTATGGTCAGGTGCAATTGGTTCAATACCTAGTGGCTTTTACTTATGTAATGGATCTAATGGCACACCTGATTTACGAGATCGTTTTATTGTAGGTGCAGGTAGTTCTTATTCAGTAGCGCAAACAGGCGGTAGTGCTGATGCAATTGTAGTAAGTCATACACATACTGCAACTTCAGTAGTAACAGATCCAGGTCATAGCCATGTGCAAACGCTATCAGGTGGTGCTGGGGCATATACAGGTTATGTTGGAACTTCTGGGCAAGCATGGACTACTACAGGTATTGGCCCTTGGAGTACAGCAACAGCCGTAACAGGCATTACAGTAGCAACAACCAACGTAGCAGCAGGTATCGCAGGTACTGGTGCTAACAATCCTCTTTACTACGCTTTAGCTTATATAATGGCCGCATAATGGATAACCAATTATTAATTGATATTATTTTAGGTGCTGTAATGTCAGTCATAGGCTGGTTTGCCAGAGTTTTATGGTATGCAGTAGCAGAATTAAAAAGAGATTTGTCTAAACTTCGTGAAGAAGTAGTACGTGAATTTGTACCACGAATTGATTATCGTGAAGATATGCGAGATGTTAAAGCTATGCTAGAAAAGATTTTTGATAAAATAGATAAAAAAGTTGATAAGTAATGACTATTATCAATCATTTAATTGGCGTTATTCAAGGTAAGCACCCTTTATCTACTAAACGATCTAATCAATGGTCTAAAGTTAGAAAACAATTTTTAGGTAATAATCCTAAATGTGCTTTATGTAATGGTACAACTAAACTTGAAGTACATCATAAAGTTCCATTTCATTTAGAACCTATGTTAGAACTTGATCCTAATAATTTAATTATTCTTTGCGAATCAGATCATAATGGCATTAATTGTCATTTAGCTTTTGGACATTTAGGTAACTTTAAAAGCCTTAATCCTGATGTTGTTGCAGATTCACTTTTATGGAATAACAAAATTGCCAATAGAAAGTTAGGTTTAAAATGAACTTCATTAAGAATCTATTTACTGAACCTGATAATCACACTTGGTGCATTGTAAAAATTCTAACTGGGTTGGGTGCGTTTACTTTTATGGTTTCAACATTAATACACATCTATATGAATAAAACATTTGACCCGCAATCTTTTGGCATTGGATTTGGTTCATTAATGGCTGGCTCAGGGGGCGGTATGAAGTTAAAGCCCGACACTCCAATATGATATTTTTACTTTCATACTGGAAGCAACTGATGGTAATTGCAGCGTTTATCGTTGTTTTGCCTGTTACTTATTACAAAGGTTATGAATCTGGTAAAGCTAAAATACAAGCAGAATGGAATCAACAACAAGTAGTAGATGCTCAAGCTGTAGCAATTGCTGATAATAAAACTGCAACTCAAGTTATTAACGCACAAAAGGTAACTGAAAATGACGATACAAAACTTAAACAAGATATTAGTAATAACGCTAATTATTATAGCCATCATATTGTGCCTAGAACTTCTTACGGGGTGTTCAAGCCAAACACAGAAGCCTGTGATAGCAAAATGTCCACCATTCCCGACACTCCCACTCAGTCTAACGACAACACCGCCAACGCAGTATCTCGTGCCGACTACGAAAAACTAGCTAATGATTGTTTAGCAACTACAATACAACTTGATAATGCTCAAGAATGGGCAGCCGAACAGGTTAAAGTAGATGCTGAATAACTTTCAAAAGTCATTACAGTACGTTTTAGCTAGTGAGGGCGGTTTTGTAGATAATAAAGCAGATAGTGGTGGTGCTACAATGAAAGGCATCACATTAAACACATATAGATTGTTTAAGAAGAATAGTCACCTAACAGCGAACGATTTAAAAAGCATTTCTGATGCTGATGTATCAACTATTTATTTTAAGAGCTATTGGAACGCTTGTAGATGCTCTGAATTACCAAATGGTATAGATTATTTAATGTTAGATGCAAGTTGTAATACTGGTGTTGGCAGAGCTATTAAAACATTACAAAAATCTGTAGGCGCAGATGTTGATGGTAATTTAGGTTCAATTACATTAGCTTTAGTTAATAAACATGATATATCTGACTTAATTAGAACATTTAGCGATCAAAAAGAAGCTTTTTATAAAAATTTAGTTATTGTTAAACCATCACAGCAAGTATTTTTACAAGGTTGGCTTAATAGAATTGAGCAAGTTAAAAATAATGCTATAAAGTTTATATTATCGTAGCTCTATTACACTTTCTGATTCTTGTTGTTTAGTTAATCGTTTACGGTGTAATAGAAGTAACTTTGCAATCGCAAACAGTACAGCATAGTCATCTTCATCAAGCACTTCAGGAAAAGTAATACCAACGCTCCAGCAATCTTCTATTAAGTGCTGAAGCTCGTTAGCATCACTCATTTTTTAGGCAACTGTAATAACTCTCGTAGCTCTGCCATTTCTTCGTCTGTTAGCATCATTTTGGCATTTTCACTTTCTTAATGCCAGCAGCATTTCTCAAATCATGACTGTGTAAACGTTTGCCTACTGACTTAGGCACTTCTTTAGCTTTCTCAGCAACTTTAGCAGCTTCTTTACGATTAACAATTTTAAGATTAGATAATTCAAATTCATGTTTAGCGTGTTTAGCTGCTTTGCCTTCTCGCTTTTTAAGCTCTTGGTGACTCCACGCTTTACTTGGAGCTACTATAACTTTTCCATCTTTTTCCTTTATTGCAGGTACCAGTACACTTAACTTTGTTTTATTCTTAGCCATGATTAGCTCCTATTTACTATTAAAATAACAATAATAACAATTAATAAAAAATGTGTCATTTTTATGCTCCAATGTTATGTCGTTTCTCAACTTCTCTAACAAACTCTACGGCTGTACCACCATGTACCATGGCTATGGTCATCCATATTTCTGTAATTTCAGCTTCAGTTAAAGGCATACGATTGCGTAATATTTCAGCATTTAAATCTTTATGGTTGCATGGCATCACCATTCTCCTGTTTTAATACATCTTCATCATCAACAACTACTTCTTTTTCAGGCTTACGAAAGATAGCATCAAAGTTATCTGCATATGTTTTGCTAGGCTTAGTCTGCATTAGATCGCCTGTAATTAGATTATGTTTATTCATCGTTCTTCTCCTTTAATGCCTTCTCAATAGTCTTAGCAAACATAACTGGATAATCCCATTCTTTATTCTTACCTAAAAAGTTAGCTATATCCCATATCTCATCATCACTCAACCCATGCCATTGTTTTGGGTGGGTGTAGAGTTCATATGGTTGATGGCTAATCTTTTGCTCTCTAGTTGGCTTAGTAGGTAAGAAGTAAATATCCTGATGGTCAGGGTTTCTATTTACCATAACCCAAGCATAAGGCTCTTGTGTTGGTTGTTCCGCTAGTGCTTCTTTACAGGCATCAAGAATATCTTGTTGATGAATTTCTAAACCATCAATCGCCATCTTTAATGCTTCATCTTTAGTCATCTTGCACCTCTAGTTTAATTTTTCCAAAATACTGCCAATGTGCAGGTGCACCAATGGGTGATTGGCTATGTATAAAGAAGTCACCATCAGCATATACATACAAATACTTTTTCTCTTTTATTTTATCTTGTCTCGCATGTTCGATTCTTGCCATTAAATCCACAACATTTGTTACATTGTCAAGTTGCTTTTGAAGTTTGTTGAGTTTTTCAAGCAATTCAGCTTTTCTCATCATCCACCTCCAATTTAATTTTGCCTTTAAGTTTCCAACGAGAGCCTTCCATATTTCCATCTTCATGTAATCGAAATTCGCTATCTGCTGTACATCTATACACATACATATACTGTGGCTCTTTTGGTTGTGGTTTAATGCGGAACTCTGCACCGCTTGTATAAAATGTAGGGGTAACTACATTATGCCAACCAGTCCAGCCTGATGCATTTTCAAGTGATTGCTCAATCTCAGCCCCATCAGCCCACGCATGAATTTCTTTTGCCCATTTATGTTGTGTCATTTTGTTTCCTTGATATTCTTCCAATTCTGTTTCCAGACTTCTACCCAATTTTTAGGATTAAAACCAAACCAAAAATTCTTCCAAAAGTTAGTCATCTTGTACCTCCGTAACAAATATCTTTAAAGTCTTTCCATTGTCCTGATAACTGAATTGCAACTCTTTAACTTTCCAGTTGGTATAGGTTCTTCCATCAGCATCAATTACTTCTAATCTAGTTGGTTGTTCAGTTGGTTGTTCTAGTGCTTCTTTACAGGC